CTCAAGCCAATGTCCATGGGTGCCACCTGGTCGAGCCCGCCGAGCCGATCGTCCAGCGTATCCATTTCGTCCTGCTTCCAAATCGCGGAAAATCGGGTCACGCGAAAGGATTCCTTGGAATCGTCGACGTCCAAGCTGTCGGCCACGCCGCCACGTTTGTGGATGGTCAAGGCGCCGAATTTCCCCATCGAAACAACCTCCTTTGGTTGGAAGTTGTCAACTTCGATGGGTCTCGTCCAGAGTTCCGCCGAATTTGGTGCATCCAAGTAACCCTGGAGAAGCTCGGCTTGAAAATTTGTCGTGAAAATTCCCGTCAACGAGCCACCGCTCATTGCACGCTGGACGATCTCCTCGGGCGAGATTGGTACCTCCTTGTCGTCCAGCCGACACGCCTCGCGGCAAATGTCAACCAGGCTTAAAGAACGATACCGATGGGCCTGGTCGCAGATCATTTCGAGCTGCTTGCGGCGTTGCTCGGTGACTGGCCGCGGCGTGCCAATGTTCTCGCGATTCGGACCTTCGTACCACATCCGCAGGTTGCAGATCTCGATGCCGTTCCGCATGGCCAGCGCGGCGCCCAAAACTTCGGTCGTGCAGTCGCGCTCGTGGCTGCGGGTGTGGATCGCCAGGCCGCCGCCGGCGGACGGCGTGCGGCCGTCGCGGACCGCCTGCAAGAAGTGCGGCGAGGCGCGTTCCACCGTCCAGCCCTCGTCGATGGCGCGGGTCAGCATGGCGGCCGGGACGTCGTCGCCGGCCAGGCGTCGCAGTTCGGCGATGCGCGTCCGTTCGGCCGCGCGGATCTCGGCCTCGTGCGGATTCGCGTTTCGCGCGGGGGCGGCGGCTTGGATTGGCTCGGTCGGCTGCACCGGCTCGGCCGCTTCGCTGCGGGTTTGCAGCGGCGCGGTCTCGGCGATCGCCGCGTCGGCCGTGGCGCGGGCCTCGATGGACAGGCCGTCATAAAAGGTTGTGGCCTCGTCGTCCGTGGCCTCGGCGCGCAGGCCGATCGATTCGAGGTATTTTCGCAATTTCGGCTTCATGTCGCACTCCTCGGAAAAAAGGGAATCGTTGTCGGATCGGGTTTTGGCGCGGCGATCGGCGCCGATCGGGACGAGGCTGACTTCCATGGGCGTCCACTTCGTGGCCACACGCAAGCGCCGCTGCCCGGCGGTGTAGGTCTTGCCCTGCACCACGGCCGTGGAGTTGGGTTGCAGATCGACGGCCTCACTGACGCGGTAGCCGACGGAGAGGTCGCGCATGTGCCGCTGGCGGACCTTGTTCCAGGCGCGCTCGGCGTCCGGGTCGCCTTCCGCGAAGAACAGGCGGCATTCGATGCCGTCGCCCTCGGCGCGGAGCCCGCGGCCACTTCCCAGCACGTCGTCGAGCGACCAGCGGCTGTGATTGGCCAGCAAGGGAATCTGCTCGGGCAGTTCGGCGCCGTCGGCGCGCAAGACTTCGTCGATCACCTCGCCCGCCTGCCGGTCCCACACCGTCACCGGCGACTCGGTCGCCAGTAGGCCGGCAATGCTCCGCTCTTCGGCATTGACGCTGTCGGCGCGAAGCGAAAGGCAACGGGTGAGGATTTCGCGGGTGTTAGGTCGGGGCATGAAAAAACCTCGCTTTGCCGTTGCCGTTTGGGATGGGCGGTTTTGCGTTCTGCTTCGCGGCCGCCTTGCCCGCCGGCTTGTCGGCGGCCGAGTCCTCGTCGTCCTCTTCGGCCGCGCCGGCGTCGGAGAGCCGCGAGGGGATGCCGGGGATCGTGGGCAGGCCGGCGTCGTGCAGCTTTTCCTGACTGCGTTTGCGGCGGGCGATCACGTCGTCCTCGTCGTCGCCATTGGCGGCGCAGGCGTCGGCGTAGGCGAGCGTCCCGTTTTCCAGCCCGGTCCGCTCGGCCATCCGTTCCTTGAGCGGATCCACGGCCGGCGGCTTGATCCAACCCCAGGCGTAGTGCGCGTCCTTGGGCCGCGGCGGCACTCTGCCGGCGAGCTCGGCCTCCCGCGCGACCAGGTTGACCAGCCGATTCAATTCCGGCTCACCCCAGCGCTGATAACGTTGGCACGTGCGGTAATAGGTCTGCGCGTCGAAGCGCGCCGAAATGAAGGAGTGCTTGCTGCTGTCGAGCTCGATCATCATCAGCGGCATCGACACACCGCGGCCGTGGCGGCGGAGATAGGCCGTGCGGACCGTCTCGGCGTGCGGGCCCGGCTGCTGCGGCTGCATCTGTACGGGCTCATAACCCGGTGGCCCAAAACGATTGCAGCGGCGTTTCAGTTCCGTGGTCTCGTTGACCATCAGGAAGGGCGAATCGGGATGATTTGTCTTCCAATAGACCGCATAATCTGCGGCGCTCCGCATGGCGTCCAACACCTGCGCGTCGTAGTCGCGGAGGTTGGCTGCGTCCTGCAAGCAAGGGGCAAACCAGGGCACGCCGCGGACCTGGTCCTCTTCGATCATCACGAAGCGGTGCACGAAGTCGCGGGCCGGGATCTCGGCAAACTTGCCCGTGTATATCTCCCACGGTCCGTAGAAGATCGGCTGCAAGACGTAGTATTGCAGCGGGTTGCGGTTCTTGTCGCGGCGGACGCCCATGGCCACGTCCGGATCGGCCATCAGATAGGGCGGCGTTTGCAAGCGGTGCGTATGGATCGGCAGGATCCGCGTCTTGACTGGCCCGGCCGCGCGGGGATCGCTGACGAGCTGATAGCAGTACTCGCCGCCCAGCCAGAGATTCCGCCAGTGCAAGAAGAGCAGATCGACGCCGGAAAGCTGCGTATTGCAGGCGGGCGCCTGCCACCACTCCTGCCAGACCTGTTCGAGATCCTCGTTGTAACGCTCGTCGCTGCTATGGCAGTTGAACGTCGGCCCGTTCGGGCCGATGACGTCCATGGAGTGCGTGTTGATGATCCCTTCGAGGGTCGGATTGCGCTTCGCCTCGTGTTCCGAGCGCTGGCGGAGATTGGTCTGGTCGGTGTACAGGTCGGCGTTGATCGGGTTGCCGGTCACCCTGTCCCAATCGGCCTCGTTGAGGCGATCGGTGAAGGCCGCCTGCCAGGAGCGCGCGGAGATGGCCGCCGGCTGCCGCCGGCCGACGAGCGCGTCGAGAAGGCCGCGAAAATAGCCCATCGTCAGCCGCTCCCATAGGTGATCGCGGAGCTGCGGAGTCCCATGGCCACGGCCTGCTGGCGGTGTACGTTGAGGATGAACTTTTCGATCTCGGGGGCGTTCATCCAGGCCATGGAGTTCTGGTTCGACTGGCTGTTGACCTGCGGCATGCTGGCCAGCATCGCCTGCGCGGCCAGGGCCTTGCGGAGCGCAGTCTCAAAATCGCCGGCCTCGAGGGCGGCGATGGCGGCGTCGCGGTATTGGCGGAGCAGTCCGGCGTCGGTCACATTGAAAAGCTGGGCAGGATGGGAATCGAGCGCTTTTTGAATTCCGCAAACGGCAAAGCGGCGATTTTGGAGCATTGCGCGGCCAATAGCGAGGCAGAAAGTACAGATCCTGTAGGGTCAGTGGCTGGTGGCCAGGCCGCGTGCGCTAGCATCACTCCTCCTCGACGCTCTTGAAGGCGTGCCCGCATTGCGAACACTTGTGGTTGCGGATGCGGCCCTTGGTGCTTTTCACGGGGCATTTTTTGCCGCCGCACTGCGGACAGCGGACCGGCCGATAGATCACCGCGTGGGGCACGGGCCCGGAGGCCTCGGGGGCGGGGGCCATTTCACGTGAAATAGCGGGCTGGCGCGCCGCGGCCGCGGGGGCGCTGACCGCGAAGAAGAGTCCGCAGGCGCCGCAGCGGGCGCGGCCCTGGCGGGCGAACCAGCCGGCGGGATTGCCGGCCTCGACGATTTTGCTGTCGCGGCAGCCGCAACGCGGGCACTCCGGACCGTCGGCAGGTTCGAGAAACATGGCGCGCTCCCGGCTTACGTTTGTTGCGAGAACCATTGCGTGATGACTCCCTTTTGCGCGGCGGGCGTGGCGATCGAGGCATTGGGTTCTTCGGCCAGGTCGGTCGAGCGGAAGCCGACGGCGTTGCCCGCCGCGCCGGCCATCGCCGCGCAGTCGAGCCAGTGGTTCGCGCCGTGCCGCTCCCAGTGCGCCTTGCCGTCGGCGTCCAAGACGAGTTGCTCGGCGCAGAAGTGCCGCGCCAGCTTGTTGTGCCGGTCGCGGGCCATCTTGCCCACGCCGGCGTCGAAAAGACTCACCGATCCGGGCCGGTCGAGGTCCAACCGCAGGCCGCTATGCACCCACAGCTTCCAGTGGTCGGCGTCCATCGTGGCGCCGTAGGAGCGGTACTTCGGCATGCGCGCCACGTGCCAACCATCGCCGATGCGGCGGATGTTGTTATTGGTCCGCTCGGGCGCGTGATAGTATTGCTGCCGCATCTGCGACGCGCCGCGGCCGAGGCAGGCCATCCAGATGCCGTCGGGAAAGGTGCCCGACTCTTTCGCAAAGCGGTGCACGACGTCCGGCCAGTCGCCGGCGTCGACCCAGACCGCGTCCGGCAGCCGCCGTTGTTGGCTGCCGGCGAGGAGCCAGCCTTTGGAGAACTCCTCGCGCATCTGCCGCAGCGCCATCAGGAGCGCGACGTCTTCGTTGAACTGGTCGCTATGCACCTCGACGACTTCGTAGGCCGGGATATGGATGCGGCCGTCCGCTCGGAAGGCGAGCACGAGGAACCAAGACTGCCACTTGCCGCAGTCGACGGCCACGGTCAAGAACTTGGTGTCCGCCGGCAGCACGCCCGGCGGCAGCGAGTCTTTGCGTTGCGCGATCAGATGCGGATCGAGTTCGTCTTCCGGCGAGGTTTGCGGATCCCACGGCACGCACCACACGAACTGACAGAGCTTCTTTTCGGCGTTTTCGAGATCCTTCGCCCGCGCGCCGTTCCACTCGTCGGCCGCCAGCTCGGCCGCCGGCATCAGCAGATTGTGCCAGGCCGACCAGCGGAAGCCGAGCGTCCGCGTGGCCGGCAGCGGGCCTTCGATCGTGCCGTTGGCCGAGATCGTCTGCCCCTTGTGCATGAGTTTGGCGTCGCGATTGCTGGCGATCCGCTGCTCGTCGGTGATCGCCGCGCTGCAGGCGGGACACGACCAGGCGGCCTTCTCCTTCGCCTCCACTTCGCTGGTCGCTTCCTGCCAACCGACCAGGTGCTGCCGCTCGACGGCGATCCAGGCCCCGCAATGCGGACAGGGCGTGCGCAGTTCGCTCCGCGTGCCCTGTTGGTAACGCGTCCAAATATGTCCCCAACTCTGTGTGACGGTGCATTCCTTGTAGTGCAGCCGCTCCGCCCCGTGGGCGCGGGTGCGCGCCTCGAGCTGCGAGATTTTGTCCGCCTCGCGCGACCGCTCCGAGGTCTCGTCAAAACCGTCGGTCTCCGTGATGCACAGCACGCGGGCCGTGAAATGCGATCGCGTCTTGTCGTTGCCGCCGCCGGTCATGAAACGCAGGGCGGCGCCGTTGCCGAAACGGATGAGGGCCGCGCGGCCGCCGCGGCTGGCGCTGCCCGACTCCGGCAAGAACTGCCGGTACTGTGTGCGTTCGATCATCGGCAATAGATCCAGCGACCATTTGTCCGACACCATGTCGAGGCTGGGCACACCGACGACAACCCGCTCGCAACGCTCGAAGAGGTGATAGAGCACGGGCAATAAAAAACAAAGCAGTGTCTTGCCGCTCTGCGACGGGCCGGTCGAGTCGATCTCGTCCCAGCGGCCGCTGTCGACCTCGTCGAGCCAGAGGCCGCTGAAGGGCTGACGCCGGCAGTTGAAGCGGCGGCCTTCATACGGCCCACTGGGAATTACCAGCTCCTCTTCGGCGAATTTCCGCATACTCCGCAGCCGCCGCGGTAGGCTGGCCCGGGCCGCGCCCGTCCATTCCTCAAGAACCGCTCGGGTCATTGGCATGCTCCGCGACTGGTTTTGTTTGAGGATCGTCGCCGAACGTGCGGCGGAACGCGGCCTCGGCGTCGAGGATCGCCTCGGCGAGGATGCTGTACGCCTCGGCACCGAACTTTCGCTGCAACATGTCGCCGGCGCCATGGATCAGCTTGGCAAAGATCGCCAGGCCGGCGTGGACTTCGCTGCGCTTGATCCACCGGCCGAGATCACGCTGGTAAAAGAAGCGCTCGCGCTTGGCCTTCCAGCGGTGAATCTCATCCGACGCCTTAGCTTTCGGCCGGGCTGGATCCGCATCCGGCCGGGCCGTGGACTTTTGCCGCGGACGACGGGGGCCGAGGGTGTAGAGCCACTCGGCGATCGAGGCTAGGTCATAGGGGGCGGCACCCTCCAAGCCATGCTGGCGCCAGCGCTTGACCGCGTCGAGGGAAACCCCAAAAAACTCCGCCACCTCCCCTAGATTCGCTGCGGCCCATCGTTGCGCCATGTTGCCCAAAGCGTTTTGCTCGCTCGGTGGTGGTGGTGTAGCGCGTTTTTCAAAATCACTCGCGGAAAAAAGGTCGCCAACAGCCGGCGGCCAGCCCGCGGCCCCGGGGCGGCCTGGAAGGACCCGCCGGCACTAGGCCACGGCCCTGCCGCCGGCGCCGCGCTCCAGGTCGGAGACGCGATCGCTCAGATCGTCCAGCCGCTGCCCATGCCTGGCGCAGACGGGCCCATTGCCGCTGCGTAATGATTCGATGCTGGCCTTCAGGTC